ATCTTCCTGTAACAAGTATCCAGGTGTTGCTCCTGTATTTAAAGTAATCACATCAGTCGTTATAAATTCAATTCTTGTTGTTATTTCTTGGCTCGCAGAAACACTAACAGCAACATTTGTTACAACACATTTAGCCTCATACCAAACAGTATGAACAACACTATTAGCATCCTTATAGATATAAAAACGTCCGTCAAAATCAGCTCCCTGCTGAAGACGAATAATTAATTGAGCAAGGTAAAAAGGAAATTCTGGATCTTGAACAGCAGTATTCTCAGCCAACTCTGAACTGTGCTCCCATAAACAACTTAAAGTTCCTTGACCACTAATTAATCCTGCTTCATATTGCTTTTTAAATTGAGCACCTAAAGGAGTCAAATCAATTTGATCTCTATTGGTAGTAATTTCAAAATCTTGCACTCTTGCTAAATGTCTAAATCTAGAGTTAACAGTTTGAACTGTTACTTGTTTAGCTGCACTAGGAGTAACAAGTGTTAAAGCATCTGACTGTTTTCCTGTAATAGCAGCCGAAAACGTGCTGAATAATCTAATTCCACCCATCTTGTCAACATAAACATACCAATTTCCATCTGGATGATTATGACCATTTACAAGTTCTAATGTGCTTTTATCAACTGTTGCAATCTCTACACGATCTCCAGTAATCAACGAACCAGAAGAATGGTCAATTGAAAATCTTTTAGTTGATGTATTTACGTCATGCGGATCTAACTTCGTTTGGATAGGGGATGACAAAGTATCCCTGCGAATTTCTACTTCGCCATTTTGTCCAAAATAAACAGCCACAATTAAGAATTGGCAAGAAGAGTGCTACCTGTAGATGGAGCACCATCAGCTTCCCAACTGAAATCAACAGAAGAAATTTCTCCTACAGAACTACTCATAGAAACACTTGTTATATAAACACTAAATTCAATATTTCGTGCGTTAGCAGATTGACCAGAACTTTCTTCTAACCTAAGTACTAAAGTAACTTTGTCTGATTCTCCTCCTGAAGAAGCAGTTGAACCTGGTTTTATAGCTGCTGTTAATAAAGCACTTACGTTAGGAGAAGTAGTTGCTGTTTCTGTGTAGTAATAAGCTCTTGCACTACCTGAATAACTTCTGACCCCAGGCTTTATTGTTCTATCCGTATCACCCATTGCTGTGATCTCAAGGACAGACATTGACTGAGAAAAGCTCCAACTTTGTAGTTGGCCTACTTCAACACCTGCTACTAGCAAAGCTCCGTCTTTTCCACTGAAATACTTCGCCACAGCCTTAAATTAAAAACATTGCGTTTATTCTACGGTGAATCGAGACAAGCGACAAAAGAACAACTCACATTGCTTAAACCTTTAAAAGTACTTGTTACAGTTGGAGGCCCAGAATAACGCCATTTTAAACTTAATCCACCTTCTTTTACTAGAGATTGAAGACTACTAGCAGGATTTGTTTGACCATCAACTTCCTTGCTATCAGAGACACCAGAAACACCATCACTAGAAGTAAAAGTCACGTAATCCCAAGTAGAATTAACATCTTCATAATTTTCAAGTATCAAAGCCGCTTCAGCATCAGAAATATTAGAAAAGCCTAATTGCAATGTGGCATTTACTCGTTTATTACCAAAACGTAAATGTGTCTTTGTACCATCTAACGATTCAAAATCTGTACTTGGATACGTCCCAGGAGAATAACTTCTGGAAGTTGGCTTAACGGTAGGAAATGGTTGTGCTGTTGCCATTTAACTTTCATAGTAGAAACGACCTGATACGTTCCATTTGTCTAATATAGCCAACCTACCGTTGTCTGTTAAAGGTGCATACGATCCAGAAAGTTCAATTAATCCATCCTCACCAAACGTCATACTTTCAACTTTGTAACATTGAACAGAAGCTTCAGATTCTTTAATTGTAAACAAAGAATTTCTGTACGTTGCAGGTAATTGACTATCAGAAGTCCAATTGGAAAAATTATGACTGTTTTCCTGTACAACCGATTCTTTAGTATTCCACCAATAGAAAGGCTTAGGTTGAGTTCCACTTGCTAATTCACTTATATCTTTACAAACAATCTTTCCGTCATCAAGAATCGCTCCATTATTAAAACGATTCACATGCTGAGTTGTTGAAAATACTCTTATATAATCACCAGGCTGAACACCATTAACAAAATGAGGTGCAGTCTTAAATGTAATTGTATGATCTACTTCCTCCCTAGTACCTAAAACATATTTACCAAAAGTTTTTGCATGTTCTTCACTTGTACAAAAACCACTTAAATCAAATGTCTCTAATGGATCGTCTTCAGCACCTGCTTTTATAAGACCTACTACAACAGACTTCGTTTCAGAAAAGCCATTAAGTTTTTCTTGTCTGTATAAAACATTTGCTTTAAAAGTTTGTCTGTCTTCAGGACTTAAGAAGGCTACATTTAGATCTTTCATATTGCCATCAGTAAACATTGCTTTTATTACTGGCTCTTTTTCTGGCAGCATTATATGAGTTCCTGAATGAACTAAATTACCAGCAGCATCATATTTATCCTCATCAAAAGGAACAGCAGGGTATAAACTAAATTGCCCCCCAATAATTGTAAAATCTAATAAACATTGTGTTGCTTGTTCAAATATAAATTCTCTTAAATTAACCTTATTTGTAATAACACCGTCCCAAAAGAATCCATTTGCTTTGCAGAAATTAGCTGCAATAGTCATATTTGCATCATTTACAGAATCTGCATTAATAACTTTTCCAGCACCTAATGTTGAATCAGTTAATAAAGCATACGCAATCTCAGGAAATAAACTTGTTGCTCTTAATCCTCCTACCCAATCACCTTGATTGTTTTTCCCTTGAAGAATATCTTGCACCTTTATTCCTTTTTGAAAATAAGCAGAAAATTGACTAAAGTTTGTCCATTCTTTTGAACTGTTAATCTTTAATCCTGCATACGCTAGATTTTCATAAGTTGCTGAACTTGGTTTTATCTTAAAACCTATTTCATGAGGATCTTCAGTTCTAACTATTTCATTACAATATGTGATTTGATGTTCTGGCCCATCTAAATGACTTGATTGATCTCCTTCATACTTCCAATAATCAGCAGCAGCATCATAAATATTTAACTTTGAAGCTATTGTCTTTTCATAAGTATTAGAAACCACTAAATCTACTATCTGTTCTGGCATGATGATTTGATCATCAGGATCATTTGGATCTGCTTTAGGACGAATCCGAACTTTATTTCCTTCTGTATATCCACCTCCCTTATTATCTGTATCTAACTCCCATTCGGCATAAACTTGACTTCTATCAGCACTAGCCCAAAGTTTAAAACTAAAACGAACATTACTTCCATCTGCAATTGAATTTTCATCTTCATCTTCACTATCTGGATAAATAAAAGTATCTATTAAAGGTGTATCAGCAGAAACAACAATATCTTCTATTTTTCTAACGTACCAAAAGGTACTGGTTACATTCCCAAACATAGGATTATTAACTTTTGCACAGGGATAACCATTAGCATCTGCTCCTGAAATATTTGGATCTCTTACTGGTATATATTTTCCTCCTCTACCATCACGTTCTCCAGTTAATGCGTTTACAACTTCATAATGAAATTCAACTCCGCTTATAGTTTCTCCTCCTCCATGTGCTGCAACGGGAATAAGACTTAAAGGTGTTTTATCATCACCCCATGCTCCTCCATTCGCACCCCTTCCTTCTCCATTTAAAGTTACATCATTTTCATTTATATAAAGAGAAAAAGTAGAAACACCAACAGAAGGCCAATTGTTGTATTGAACAATAATTGTATGATTATCTCGTTGACCAGTAAAACCACTCGAATAAGTTGGATATGTTGTTGGGTAAGAACAATCAGGGTGATATATTTTAGTGAACTTAACTTCACTTATTGTTTTCTGAAAAATACTTTTAGTTATATGAGAAGGAGAAGCATAACTATGTTGTTTTATACTTAGGATTTCACCTGTAATAGGTCTTCTATTTGCACTGGGTTCTCCAAATTCCCACTCTGGATTGCTTAATACAGTTTCGGATAAAACATAATCTTTTCTACCTGCAAACTTAACAGTATGCTCCGTTAAACCATCACAACTAAATTGAGGTATATCATCAGGATCTGTAGCACTATTAGAATTTAATAGGTTAACAACTACAGTTTGATCATTTTCAGGTCTTGATTCTATCTCTTTAATAACATTATTGCCAGGCCAAGGGAAAAATCTATATTCATATTGATCAAATGGATGATCTATTCTTACATAATTATATTGAAATTCTGGTGTGTTTCCTCTAATACAAAATAGTCCTAAATGATTAGAGGGATTCTCAGGCTTTAAAGTCTGCCAAGGATCTTCCGTTCCAGCTTTTCTTATTTGCAGTTTAAAGAAACTATATCTTGTTGTGTATTTATTTACATTACCTAAAGATAATGTAGACCTGTCGTTATAAACATCTTCTATATCTTTTTCTGAAGGTTTGCTATTAACATTAGCAAAACTCATTTGTTTAAATACTTTTGACTTAATTCCTATTTCTGTTATATGGCAATCTCTATTATCAGAAACAGTTCCTAAGTTAATTCTTTGAAGCAAATATCTCTTACATGGTTCGTATAGTTGATACTGATCATAATATTGTTCATAATAATATTTATTATCTTTTACTTGAAAATAATCTCCTGTTTCTTTTGTTACTCCATCGGCATCTTGTGTTCCATCTTTCCATTGAGGATTATTACAATGTTTACCTAAATTATCACTAGGGAGACATTCAAAAAATCCTTCTTCTACTACTTTAAAGGAATAATTACGAGTAAAAGAAGCCTGCCCGTCCCAAGGTTGTCCAGGCCATTCTTCGTCATTTCTTTTGGTACAACTTACTAAAGCTGTACCTGCTAAATATTGCTCTCCTTCCGCTATATAAGAATCAGTTGCTTCTCTTATCGTTTTAGTTGTAGCATTTACATCTTCAACTCCATGAGGGTCATAGCCTTCCCAATCTGGTTGCCAAGCATTTGCGTCATATTTAGCACTATTTTCATCAGCACTTCCTCCTACAATTTGATAAGTTAACGGTGCGTCAATAGGTAGCTTTTTGGTTCCTGCTTTTTGATCCGCTATTTCTGCTTCTGTTCCCGTCCCTCCAGCAGCGAAACCAGCTCTTGTAGGCCAACCACCTAATAACTTTCTTCTTTTCTTATTTGTAATTCTTGCTGCTGGTCGATTGTCTTTATTTAATTCCCCTGGAACACGTACCAGCTCATAAGGAAGCCTAAAATAAGTGCAGTTAGGCATTGGACTACTTAATCCAAATGTAGCCTGTGTTGTTGGATTCCTTGCTCCAGAAAATTGATTAGCATCATCTATCTGAAATTCGTCAATACCGCTATCAGAAAATAAACCACCTGATTTTTTAAAAGGTATGTTGGGTTTTTCAGGTTCGGTAACATCATCAAGAAATATTTTTTCTTTTTGATAGTTGTCTATCAATAAATCACCTATTGCATAACCTTTAAATTCTGGTCTTTCTTCTATTTCACCTAAAGAAAATAAACCAAGTATTTTTAATTGTTGAAAACGACCCAAGCTAACAAGCTGTGACCACATCAATTGTGAATTAACCCTTATTCCACCCTTGGAGTTTTGAGTTCTATTTGTAAAAACAAGAGGAATTAAATCACCTAAATTTGCTAATTCTTGAACGCTGTTAAATGAAAACTGAGGAGCAAAACGCTTAAGACCTGCCATATCAGCAGTTCTTTCGTTTGTCCCTTGCTTCATACTTTTAGGCTTGGGAGTTAAAAGATATGAAAGAACACTTAAAGCAACACCAACGGCAATCTGGCCAAGGATAGTTAAACTTCCTCCTTTCCATAAAGCCAAAGCACCTGCACCAGGACCAGCAAATATCTCAGGAACTAAACCATACGCTTCTGGTCTTTCTTTTATTTTTGCTGCTACGCCTTCTAAAAATTGATAATATTCTTCTTCTGTTAATCCAAGGGCATTACAGAGATCGGCTTCCGTTGGAAGTAACACCCTGCGAGTGAAAGGGCTT